TATGCAGGAACTGCACTAAGGGGAAAAAGTAATGGCTATAGAATATAGAGGGGAGAAGTTTGAAGGGTATAATAAACCTAAAGCTTCTTCTAAAGGTAAGAAATCTCATGTAGTTCTTATCAAGGATAATGGTAAAGATCGAATGATACGCTTCGGTGAGAAAGGCGCTAGCACAGCAGGTAAGCCTAAAGCTGGTGAGTCAGATGCAATGAAAGCTAAACGTAAATCTTTTAAAGCACGACACGCTAAGAACATTGCAAAGGGTAAAACTAGTGCAGCTTATTGGAGTAATAAAATAAAATGGTAGGAGGTTACAATGGGTTTATATTCAAACATACACGCTAAACGTAAGCGTATTAAAGCAGGTTCTAAAGAAACAATGAAGGCAGCAGGAGCTAAGGGTGCGCCTACTGCTAAGAACTTTAAACAAGCTGCTAAGACAGCAAAGAAAAAGAAGGTATAGACTATGAAGAAGAAAGGGTTACCTAAATCAGGATATATGTCAGGTGGAATGGCTATGAAGCCTACAGGATACAACATGGGTGGAATGCCTGAGAAGACTATGGGCTATGCCAAAGGTGGTTACGTAAACTGTGGGGCATCAATGAAACCTTCTCAGAAGTCTAAGGGGAAGTAACATGGCTAAGGGTGTAAAGCATTACTTAAAGAATGGTACAGAGTATAACGGCCCAGTCCATAAGACTGCAGGTATGGCTATGACAGGTGCTAAGCATACTAAGGCTAGTAAAGACCTGTTCCATAAGAAAGACTTATCAGATGCAGTAAAGAAGAAGATGAAGAAGTAATGTGGTCAATTGTTCCAAGGAGAAGTGATACATGAGCTTTAAACTAGGTAAGAACAGTATTAATAATTTAGTAGGTGTAGATGGAAGACTTATTGCAATTGCGGATCTCGCTATTACGCTTTCTAATATTGATTTTGGTATTCCTAGCACTGGTGGCTTGCGATCAACCGAGGATCAAGCCAAGCTGTTTGAAGATGGAGTATCCAAAGCAGATGGGGTCAACAACAAGTCCTACCACCAATCAGGAAAAGCACTTGATGTGTACGCTTACGTTGACGGGAAAGCTTCTTGGGATAAATTACATCTAGCACTCATAGCATCTTCAATGCTACAAGCATCAGCCCAGTTAGGTTATAAACTAAAGTGGGGTGGGTTGTGGAAGTCATGGCAAGATATGCCCCACTTTGAACTAAAGGATTAACTATGAGTTTCTTAAGTTTCTTAAACCCCATTGCGAGTATTGGCAAGACATACTTAGAAGGTAAGAACCAAGTAGCTAAAGCTAAGTCAGCAGCAGCCATTGTAGGAATACAGGCAGACGCTGATGTTAAGACAGCAGGGGCTAGGGCAGCTAACAAGTTGGCTGATGATGGACAGACACAAGATTTTAATTTAGATCTAGTAGCTATGCAGCAAATGGACAAGTCTTTTTTAGACGAGGTTATGATTGCCCTACTACTAGTTCCTATAGCAGCATCCTTCTTAGGGTATCAAGTAGAAGTTACAGCAGCATTTGAATCCTTTGCTGTTATGCCTGATTGGTATCAGTACTTAGTTATCGGTGTATACGTAGTTAAGTTTGGTATGCGTGGGTTACTTACAAAATTAGTATCGGGTAAGCTTGGTGGAATTAAACTAAAGTAATGGTAGACTTAATAGAATTTTCATGCTACTCTAGTGAAACCCCCACCCCCCGTGATACATATAGAATATACTATAAGGTTACGACTCTCTCTGTGTCTTCTTCCTTCCCTATTAATCATTCCTATAAGAGAGTATAAATATGCCTCAACAACAATTTACAGGTTTCACAGATGATCAGAAGATGCGTGTAGCATCTAAGCTTGGGCATACGGGAGACATAGAACAGTTTGAAAACTATTTGAATAGTAATCCTAACGCCATGAGTAAGTTTAATACTTTTAATAGTGCTGTTACTAAACGATATGCAGTTGGTGGAGCAGTAGCTCCTATGTTCTCTGAAGGTGGAGGAACCAATGAAGATGGTTCACCAAGATATAGTTGGGGGCCAGTTCTTCCTCCGGGTGAGCTTCCTATAGGTAAGACAGATCCTAGGATGGTTAAAGGATATACTCCACCTCTTACACCGAAGCCCCCAGAAGGTATTGACTATAATGAAAACAGTACAATAGGAGATATAACTTTATCTCAAAGTTTAGCTCCTAGACTACCAACGGGTAGCGTAGCTCAAGTTAAAACTACTGAAACTAATAATAATCAAAATGTTTCAACTAGTGGTACACCGCTAGGAACTTTACCTACCGCATCAGTAACTGGGGCTACATCTACTAATTCTGTAGCTAGTCCTACCTTATCTGCTAACACAACTGGGCCTGTAGCCAAAGCAGTACCAGCAGTTGAAACTTCTACATCAAAACTTGTAGCAGCTAAAGGTGAAATATCGGATGACTCTAAAGTAAATGCCGCACAACAGGTAGGTTCTTCCGTATCCCAAGTAGATGCAGCACAAGGTACAGCTACACAAGTAGAGGGCGCACCTACACGTACTCTTGAAGGTGGTGAGTTAGTTAATCCTGTTGCAGATGCACAGAAAGCAGCAGCATTTACTGAACAGATAACAGCAGCACAAGCAGACCCATCATCTAAATCTACTGTACAGGGGCAGCTTGCCACCTTAATGACCTCCTTTGATGAAGGTAATACACCAGCATGGGCAGCAGGGGCTATGCGTAACGTGACTGCACAGATGGCTGCCCGTGGTATTGGTTCATCTAGCATGGCAGGTCAGGCACTCATACAAGCAGCCTTAGAGTCTTCATTGCCTATAGCTACTGCTGATGCACAGACATACGCTAACTTTGAAATAACCAATCTTAACAATAGGCAGCAACGTGCCATGTTATCTGCACAACAACGTGCTACTTTTATGGGTCAGGAGTTTGATCAAGACTTCCAATCACGGGTACTGAACTCTAACAAGATTAGTGAAATAGCTAATATGCAGTTCACAGCAGATCAAGCAATTGTTATGGAAAATGCATCGGTAGCTAACAGTGTAAATCTAACAAACCTATCAAACCGACAAGCAGTTGTAATGGCAGAAGCAGCTTCTTTATCTCAGTTAGATGTTTCTAATTTAAATAATAGACAGCAAGCTGCGGTTCAAAGCGCACAAAACTTTCTTGATATGGATATGGCAAACTTATCTTCGGAACAACAGGCAACTATGTTTAAAGCACAGTCTAGTGTATCTACTATACTATCTGATGTAGCCGCAGCAAATGCTTCTATGCAATTTAATGCTACTTCTGAGAATCAAACAGATCAGTTTTTTTCTAACCTTACCAGTAGTGTATCCCAGTTTAATGCAACTCAAAAGAATGCCATGAGCCAATTCAATGCAGGTGAGTCCAATGCGTTGAGTAAATTTAATACCGAAGTTAAAAATCAAAGAGATCAATTTAATGCTAGTAACAGTATGGTTATTAATCAGTCTAATGCACAATGGCGTAGGCAGATAGCTACGGCAGATACTGCTGCTATAAACAGGGCTAATGAAGTAAACGCTAAAGCTGTATTGGATATAAGTAATGTAGCATATAACAATCTGTGGCAAGAACAACGAGATGAAATGGACTGGGCATATAAGAATGCAGATAGTGAAATGGAGCGCATGACAAAAATAGCGGCCTCTTCAATATCAGCCGCAGCACTAGTAGATGCAGCAGCATTAGAATCTAAGGCTGCGCAATCATCAAGTTTAGGTAGCAGCATTATGGGAATACTAACTACTAATCTAACAGGTACTGTACTAGATGGGTGGGTATAGAAACAAAATGAAAGGAGCTAAATATGAGTAAGCACGTTATAACCGCAATGCGTAGCCTTGAACCCTACTTAATATCTGATGAAATTTCTGATACTACTAAGGGACTAGCTGGCAGGGTTACCCCCTCACCTTCTGTTAAAACCAATAATGATCCTAAACAAACTATTGCTAATTATGTAAAGATTATTAGAAATCAAAGGAATACGTATGGCAAATGAAGCTATTAATGTTATGGATGCATCCATTCCAGGACAATCTCTTACTGGAGAAGTAGGATCTAAACCTTGGGAAAATCCCCCTAAGTATAATACTGTAGTAGAGGCACTAGATTTTTATATAGGACAGTTTGCTAAGCCTAAATTATTAGGCCCACTGCTAGATCAAGTAGAAGCTGGAGTAGCTATATCAACTATAGTTAATGCACTTCAGACAGCAGCAGTGATGGAGGGTATGCATACACTAGATGTAGGGTTATTAGCAGCCCCTGTACTAGTAGAGTATCTAGCATTGCAGTCTGAAGAAGCAAATATTAAATTTAGTTTAGGGGGTGAAGACTCTGATATTCCTAGTCCTGAGTCTATTGATGTTTTAGTAGACAGCTTAATACTAGGTGAAGCTCCTGCATATGTTCCTAATAAAGCAGAACCTATGCAAACAGAACCTATGCAAGAAGATACTATGGATGCACCCGAAGAGTCGGCAGGTTTAATGAGTAAAAGGAGTCAGTAATGGGTTTTAATTTAGGTAGTTTTGCAACAGGTGCGCTTAAGGCCTTATCCGATAATGTTAAAGAGCAGTCAGATACAGCAGACAAAGACGCTAAACGATATCTTGAAGCTGGTATAGCAGAAGGTAAAGCAGCTACAAAGGCGTATAGGGCTGAGAATAAGACTCTAAAGGAACTGGGAAGTCAGTTAGACGCTCAGGGTTTTACTAATAATCAAATCAAACTAGTATTAAAGGGTGGCAAAACTTCTACTCAAAACTTTATAAAAGCTGTGAGTGATGCAAAGAGCCTTGGTGATCCTACAACAGACGTTGCTTCATGGGTAAACGTAGCAGGTAAACCTTCAAGTGCGTCATGGGAAGATTACATTACCACTGTTATACAGGGTCGCCCTGATAAAGATGCTGCTGAAAGTTATTACATTGCCCCAAAGAATAATAGCATATTAGGTTCTTATTTAAATAATGGTTCGGTTGCAACTGGCAACGGCAATAGCCGATATGACCAACAAGCTGCAAAGATGTCTGCTGGTATGGGTATTAATGTAAAGGATGTAGTAGCTGCTGGAACAGGTAACATGGTATATGATGATGCCAACCAAGTCTCAGGTACTATTCAAACTAAAGACCTACAGCAAAGTTTATCATTTTCAGAGGCTAAGAAACTTTCTAAATACCTATCCGACACTAGGCCAACTAACATTAATCTGCTTAAGTTACAATTGGATGCTGCAACCTTTGATGGGGAACGGGATGAAATAAATAAAAAAATTCTATTAGAAGAAGATAAGGTACGTAGAATAAAAGCTGAACATGATCTAGTAGTTGGTGAGTGGAAGCTAGATAATAATGCTTCAATAAAAGTATTGAAAGCTCAGGTTGCAAACGCTGAAAAGACAGTGCAAATGATCAACGTACCTGATGATTATAAAAGTGGCATAATGTTATTTCAACATAAGTACACGGAAGAAGAGAAAAAGGGAGATGCTGCAGATCCAGAAAAGTTAGAATTTTATCAATCTAAAGTAGATCAATACAAGTTACAGTACGTTGACCTTACTAGTATGATATCAGGTGCTAGTCAGAGGCAATCTATAAGCTCTCTTAGTACTGCTTTTGACACCATGTTTCAAGACGAACTAATAAAATTACAAGGTACAGATAATAGTAATTATAAACTAGTTCAGACTGCTGATGGAGGACAAAAACCTGTATTTGTAGGTAAGAGATCTGACGCAGCAAGACAAACATATCTACAAGCTAGGGCAAACGCTACTGAAAGATATCTCTTAGCCACACAAGGTTCCACTGGCCCAAGCTATACTATGATGCTGGCAGTAATAGATGGGCAGGAAGAGGCTGCTGCAAGGGAGGAAAAAGAGTATCGTAAAATTAATGATCTAGGTTCAGTAACAGAGGATATGTTTAAAGATGATAGGTCAAAATTAGAAATGAAAGCACCAGGAGCAGCTTCTAACTGGGATGGAGAAAACTCGTCTGGTTCTATTATAAATATGGCACAGGCTAAGAATTATTTAAAACAGGGAATTAGCGTGGTGTTTGATGAAAAGGTGGATAAAGTATCAACCATAGATCCCGATCAATCTTATATAATTAAGTTTAAACGTAAGAATGGTTCCACAATATTTAAAGAAATACTGGGTAGTCAATTAATTAAAAGCTTTAACAGTCAGGCAAGTACTACGGGCCTCATGAGTAAAACCAAAACAGCATAAGGTGAATATATGAGTGACCTAATAGATAATGAAGATGCTTCTTTAGATGAAGTACAGCTTGATGGGCTTACCAGTAATGAATCACTGGAAGCAGACAAGGAAAAACAACTAAAGATTGATCAGTTTTTTAATGACTCTGGTAATACTATTTCCGATGATTCTTCTACAGAGGCTACTAGCCTTATGGCAAAGCCTGAGGATTCTTCAATTAGTCTTATGGAATCTGGCGAAGAAAATTATGATCAATCCGAAATGGATGAATTTCTAAACTTGTGGAGTGACTCCGAACCCTCAGTTAACTCAGGCACAGTAGCCACAGATGTAGACACAGGAGTTGATGAACTTCAAAGCTTGTACACGATAGAAGACTTAGGGGATGCTGAAGGTGATCTAATTGATAACAGTCAGATTACTATAGACTTCTTTAATACAGATGCCGTACAAAGAAGCATGGGCGAGTACATGGTAGATCGCTACGGACAGGGTGGTGCTAAAAAAGAAGGTGAATCTAAAAGTGACTACTCTGATAGGTTCTTTAGCAAGATGCGCTGGATGGAACATAACATGGGCATGACAGGTCTGGGCCTTGCATGGATGTCTACCGCAGAAGAAGAACAGAAACAAAACTTTGGTTTTCTTTATACTGCTTACACTGACATGCCATCTTTCCACGAAGAAGGTGGGGGAAGTAGTTGGAACGTAATAACCGACAGCATAATGGCTGGTGTGTTTGATGCTACCAACGTAGCCACCTTAGGTGCTTCTATGGGTCTGAAGCTCGTAGGAGGACGCATGGCTGCACGTACAGCACTACGCTATGCCATACGATCCAATGCAGGTAAGATAGCAGGAGCAGTAGCTGGTGAGAGCCTAGTAGGTATGATGCATGAGTCAGCATTACAATCTATTCAAGTAGAAGCGGATATGCGTACTGAAAAAGATTGGAGCGACATTGTATGGGCAGGTGCCATTAGTGGTGCTATAGGTGGTACTATCAACATGGGTAGTCTTTGGCTAGGTGCTAGGGATAAAACTTATGCAGATAAACTTAAATCAAAAGTAACCGCAGCATACACACCTGATGCAGACAACATTGATGCGGCTGCTAGGATAGAGGAATCCCTAGCTGGTATGGATTCTATATTTGATGTTGTTTATGCCAGAGGTATGATGGACGATGCTGGCCCTTCCAGTGACGCTTTGCAATCGCAAGTAACACCAGAGGTATTGAAAGAAGCTAAGGCAGTTATAGGTAAGCTTATGATAGCTGTGCCGCATTTCCAACCTGACTTTGCTAAAGGAGAAAAAGTATCAGATGCAATGTACAGAGTATTTGATGCACTTGCTTTGGGCATTAATAGTGGTGACACATCAAGGTTAATAACAGATGCTGGTATAGACATTGGGGATTTTAATAAGTCTGTAACTGCACTTAATAAAACTCTTGCAGATAATAATATAGATATAGCTGAGTTTGGAGAGATTACTAGATTCACACAGAATCAATCTGCTCTGGTTCTTACTGGACTAAGCCAACTATCCAAATCTGTTAGGAAGATACAAAAACTAGCACCAGAAGTATTGGAGTTCCTAGAAGAACCATCTGCACAAGACATACACAATGCAACATTTGGTCGTTCTGTTATACCGAATTTAAGTATAGGAGAAACAGCATCTAAATGGGACAGAATACGAAGGGCTATATTAACATCACAGCCTGTAACCTCTGCACGTAATGCATTCTCTGCAACAAACTATGTAATGTTTGATACTGCTAGTGAAATTTTGTTGAATACAGCTGATGGTCTAGGTAAAGCAGTAAGGGCTGTAGGAGAGGGCAACGCATCTGTAGCTGGCACTGTAAAAGGTACAAAGGATATATTCGTTAACTCGTTTGGTTTGATAGGTAAGTTAGGTGACACAGGAGTAACCAGAGAAACTGCAGAGGCATTATTGGAAGGTCACCCTGCATTACATCAAATTTTATTACGTACTACTCAAGAAGCAGGTACTAACACACTACCTAAAGTAGTAACTATGCTTAACTCTCTTAACATAGCACAGGATCAGTTTATTAGATCCGCAGTTTTTGTGGAGAGTATTGAGAGGCAGCTTAGAGGTTCTGGTACGGACATTATGCAGATACTTGGATCAAAGAAGCCTATACCTACAAGCGTAGTAAAAAAAGCAGTAGATGATTCACTACGTGCTACTTTTGCTGATGTACCTAAAGGCGGCCTTGCACATAAATTTGTATCCTTTGTAGAAACTCTACCTTTTGTTCCTGTTATAGGTACAGCAGCATTTCCTTTTGCTAGATTTATGGCAAGTGCATTGAGTTTTCAATATAAGTATTCCCCTGCTAGTTCAATAGGGGGTTTAGTGAGAATGTATTCTTCTAGGAATATGAGAAAAAAGGGGCAAAAAGGTTACGTAAGATTAAATAAACAAGCTAAGAAAGATGTAGCAGACTCCGCAATAGGTACAGGAGCCTTAATAGCAGCGTACTACTACAGAGCAAATAACAGAGATGTACCTGTAGATGAAATGAGGATAGAAGGGCAAAATTCTACCATGAATATAATGGCTTTCTTCCCCCTACCTTTCTATATGGCGGCAGGTGAGATGTTATTTCAAGCAAGTGATGAAGGTAGAGCAGAAGAAAAAGAAGTAGATGTAGCAAAGATAGTGCAAGGTTTTACAGGCGCACAAGTACGTGCTTCACAGGCCAACGCATACATGAATTGGATGTCAGAATCAGCACAAGATGCGCTGAAAGGAATGGAGGGTACAGCAGGAGAGAAGTTTGGAGAAAGGGCTGGCAAGTTTGCAGGAGAAATGGTGGGACAGTATGCTACTACAGGTCGAGTACTCCGAGATGTGCTTGGGGCTTTTGATGCAGAGATGAATGTGGTACGTAACCCCAATGTAATAACAGGATCAGGTGGTGTTGAAAGAGGGCTAGATGCATTTAAAAATCAGATCATAAAGAATCAACCCTATATATCAGAGTCGTTACCTGCTCAAGTTTCCTCTACTAGGACAGAGGTTATAGATGGGAAAAGGCAAGCTGGCATTATGAGAAGACAAGCACCTTATCTAACTCAAATGACAGGCGCAGGTATTTTACCTAATGCTACTAAAATAGAAAGAGAACTCGTTGATATGGGATATCCCCTGTGGACTATATCCCCTCGTAAAGGCGATAGTCAATATGATGCAGCCGTAAAATCTCACATGGCTATGCAAATAGAAGAAATTATGGGGTCACTATTTGAATCAGACTATTACAAAAACATGACCACAAAAGAGGATAAGATAGTTGCTATTCATGAAATGATGAAAGTAGTTAAGGTAGAAGCACTGGAACCTGCTCAAGCTGAAATGGGTGAAATAGAAAACACAACGAAATTTAATCCCGTAGACAGGGCAGCTTGGGGTAGGGTTCCTAAAGTTTATAAAGATAAGGTAGAAAGAGATTACTTTGAAGAGTATGGGGTTTCTATCTCCAACGATGGGGCGTATTTACAAGCTTTAGATTTATATAAAGATGCCCAAAGCCGTTTTAAGCAAAACTAAGGAAGCCAAATGAACGAAGAATTAAAAAATAAATATCCTAATTTATTTGGATCTAGCTTCAGTAAAGATGATGCATACGGGGCTGTTGCAGATGTAGTTGCAGACACTGTATCTGGTGTGGTTGGCCCTGCTGCTGCGGCTGTAGGTTCTATGGTAGATCAAGCACTCACTAATAAAAATCTAGTAGATCTACGCAGTAATAAGGAAAGGTTTGCTAACATGTTAAACTTTGAACCTCGCTCCAAGGCAGGTGCAGAGGCTAGTGAATACTTGCAAGGTAAGTTAGGTGAGGGTGCTGCTGCTGTAGAGGAATTTTGGGGAAAGTATAAACCTGATTCTTTACTGATGATGGATACTGCTATTGATATAGGTACTAAGGCAGTTAGAAATCAAATGTCAGAACGTCAACTTAACATGGTAGACAATACCATAGAAGGTGCTGAACTTATCGGAGGTGCAGTAGGTGCAGTAAACAAAGTAGCTAGGGCTATACCTGACCTACCACCTACAGACCCTGATTTCCTAATGCCTCAGGCTAATATGGCTACTGCTGGTGTACCCTCAAGTGTTACACCCGAACTGGACGCACCTGTATCTACTCAAGCTATGGTAAAAACAAGTGATGATGATCAAGACATTGACTTTGATGATGACTATGAAGCAAATGATGCTGACAATCTGAAAGAGTTAGAAGATGATATGCGTATGTCAGATCAGGAAGAAAAGTTTGCTGCGGTTATGGCAGCTAGTGATCCTAATACGCCTGATCCTTATATGACCAATGAAGATATGGATTCTGTTGAACTACAGAGAATTTCGGATGAACAGTCTAGCTATGAATCATCAGGTGCGGAAGTTGAGGACTTAAATATAGCCAATCAAACTGTGGAGGATTATGTAGGTGGCTTAAGAGATGGATACGCTAACATGGAGAAGCAGTCACTACTACATCTACGTGACAATAAGATAGCAGAGGTTAAGGTTCTTAAAGAATCATTTCCAGACGTACCTGAGATAGTCTTAACAGAGGCACTGACGAAGTTCAAACGTCCAAAAATAACAGAAGATAATAAGCTGGATGCATTTGTATACCTAGCCATAAAGCGCACAATAGAGGCTAAGAGGTATAGGAAAGACAGAATTGGGGTTGATAAATTTGCACCTTCCCCCACTGGTGATGATTTAATTGAGTTAAACAAGGACATTGATGCAGAATTAGATATGATAGGATTGTCAGGAACAGACTCACTTAGTAACTTCTTTAACAAAGATGGAACAATAGATGTACAGGGAATGAAAGATTCACTCAGTCCTTTTGCAGATCAGATGCCCCTTGCGGATTTAGCAGACGAGTTGGATGATTTCGGTGGATACTATCGTGCTTATGATCTCACTGACGCTACCGCAGTAAGTGATATGAAATCCTTAATGAGTAAGGAACAATCTAGGTACTCCAGATTTAAAAAGAAGATGGGTAACAGACCCGATGTTACCATAATAAAATCTAAATTAGGTTGGGCAGACGAGTATGAAAAAGGATCAACCCGTACATTCCAAGATGGGCAAGAGCGAGTTGAGAATAAAAATAAAGTAAATGAAAAGCACAGTGAACTTCAAGACGGATACATGTCTACTAGCACCAACATGAATTTCACTACCAGACAAAAAGCATTTGGTGGAGATCAAATAGGTAATGTTAAGTACGCCACTATCCCTGCCGCAGACTACGCTTATCAGACCTATAACATATCTCCTAAACTATACGACACTATAAATACAGCTAACACCCCCAAGGCTGCTGAGAATATGGCAGAGTATCAATATAAAGGTAAGAGAGCTAGACTATTTGATGCCTCCCTTACAGGTGGTACTAAAGGTAGGGGTGTTAAGATACCACACAGTAAACATTTAGAAGATGAAACTGCTTTTGCATCCCCTATGGATATGGAATTTAAGAATGTACTAGACAATCCAAAGCTTAAGGCTGAGTATAAAGCATCTTCTGAGGCTAACAGGAGACTAACAGGGCCGACCCAAGCTAAGTTTAGGGATGAACTGTATGGCCTAACGGATAAGACAGCTACAAAGTCTCGCCTTGCAGGTTTAAAAATGTGGGGCATTGAAGAGGGTACCGCAAGAAAGATTTCTACCTTACAGAGAGTGTCTACACTAATGGATAGGGTAACTGATCGCAAGGATACTAAGCTTGATTTGTTTCAATCTAAAACAAACAAAAATACCATGTTAAAAAACACAGATAAACTAAGTCCAAAAGCAGCACTAGTAGTGTATAAAGAATGGAGGTATATGCTTAATGAAGCTGCCGACAGTATAAAGCACAACAGAGGGATGGGATCTAGGGGGCCATACGTAGGTATACTAGAGCAGTTTACTAGTCATGCTGGTTTTAGAAACCCTGATAGGTTTCAGATACTAGCTGACAGCTTACCCAAAGAACAAGCTGATAACATGCTACAGCTTAGAGAAAATCTATTGGGTTTAAAGGAGTCTAAATTTTCTACGGGGGAGTTTGGTGCAGAAAAATACCAAAGTGAAAGACTACCTGCCGCTAATGCTATAAAGGAACTAACACGTAAGTTTAACGAAGGTGGTTTAGTAGAGGATGAAATGGAGAACATGTTTGGATAGTACATAAACTCCACCCAAAGAAAAGCCCCAAAGCTCTTGACAGCAATGGGGCTTTTTACTGTCTAATCCTTGACAGTACAGTAGTACAATGCAATACCTATGTCACTAAATGATTTCACATGCACCTCCTGCACATGCTGCCTCACCTGATAGGTCAGTCTCGTCCTCCGCTTCTATCACCTTAGTAAGATCAATACTGTTAAGGCTACTCTCTAACATATTGAATCGTTCTTCTGTGATGTCCTCAAAGGGAGCTTGCGTATATGTACCTCCGTTGTATGGTAGTACCGCAATGCCATTGAAGGTGTTACGATTCTTCCACATCCATTCTCCTACGTCAGGCCATTCATCATCCTTGACAGATATAGTACAGCTTACGTTGTGTGAGTTCTGCCCTTCCCTATGGCCTACCTGAACCCACTCTGTATTGAACTTACGTACACGTTCAAGTAGATCCAAAGCATTCTCTGTGCGTAGTATAGAGCCTTCAGGAGCCTTCTGTGGTATCTCTACTACAGCCTGTTGCTCTGGGTTAAAGTACTCGTCCTCTATTAACTCAGGGTGGTGCTTAGCTAAGTGCTGATAGAGTGCTTCATTCTTTCCTAGTCTCTGTCTACGAATGTAATAATCATTATGCCAAGCATGGATGCCACTACTTGTACCAAGTACGCAACTAGAGGTGCCTGATGGCTTGACAGTAGTACACCTAGCACTGACATTAATATTAAGAAGACCAGCAACACGCTCATTCTCTTCTTTAACAATCTCAGCCGCTTCAGCGAGGTCATAGGATAGTATAACGCCAGAGCCAATTCCAGTTTGACCGACTCCAATAAGAGCATCACGCTCCGTGGCCTCTTTCCATACATCCCTGAGATAATGGAAGTCAGTGTATCCAGCTTGCAGCGTACCAATAAGAGCAGCCGCTTTAGATCTTTCATTCAAGTCCTCCTGTGAGGTTATGTCACTTACGTTTAGCTCAACTAAATTGCAGAACTGGTATGGGCGTAACCCGATTTCGCAACATGGATTTGTCCCCCAATCTTTATCATTACTGAAGTAGACCCCAGGCTCACCTGATCCGCTAGCTTCTACACGCTCCCACAACTTAAGGAAATCATCCTTGGTAGCACGATGCCGTAAGATAACAGCACTGTTGTTAGCACGACCACGTTGAGGGTTGTCTACGTACCACTCACCAGCCTTGCTGGACATCATATCAAGATCATCCATGCTGAACAGGGAGATCAATGCTGCCCTACGTATGCCACCTGCAAGTACTGCATCTGCAATGTAACACATAAGGTCATGCACTTCTAATGTACTAAGGTTACGGCCTAGCGCATTGTCTAGCACCTTAGTGAGTTGATGAATACAATCCTTCAATGGCTGAGGGCCAGGTGCCTTACCACCTGAGGTAATCAACATAGCACCCTTAGGGCGTATGTCACGATAGTCAAACTCAACTTCCATAAGGCCATTGAAGTAAGACTCCATCAGTACCTTCACTGCGTCTGCCCAACCTTCAATGTTATCTGATACTAGGAACCTACGCTTACGCTTCTTAGGGCCACGCACTTCAGGTAACTGAGTAACATGGTGACGCTGTACTGAATAGCCTACACCTGTGCCACCTAGTAGTAAGAACATAGTCTCACTAAAGGCTTCCACCTCAGACACTGGAAGGTAAGCACAGTTAAAGATTCGGTTAGGTGCTAACTCTATAGGTGCGCCACCAAACTGTAGTGAGCGCATAGATGGTAAGGCTTTCTTCTCATACACAAACTTGTATGCACTCTCAATGTCTTCTACCATATGAGGATACTTACGCATGTGCATTTGTTTGTTACGGGTTACTAACTCTTCCCATGTCTCACGCCTCTGTAAGGTTGGGATGTACTTAGCGTACTTAGAGAAGACTGTTATGTCTGAGAGTATTTTATTTGTTACGTGCATAATCTATTATTCCTTTTACTATCATATGGATAAAGAACCCCAGTGTTACAAGATATATTGCAGATAATAGCCACACTATATAAGCCTCAATTTGTTGGGTTGTACAGTTATACTGATTTTATGAAAGAAGTCAAGCACTATTTAAACCTTTATTAAAGTTATCCATGAAGTGTTGCATCTTACTCTCATAAGTATAAGCAAACTCATTCTCTAGTAGCCAGTCTTCCATACATCTACGTGTGCCATTCTTTCGTTTCTGTGCGCCAGGAAGTGCCACGTTCTCTGAGTGCAGTACAAATACTATGACAGCCATTGGGTTTGATTTACGAACATGGATGTACTTGTCCATTTCATGCCGTGTTCTGAATCTTCCCTTGACTTCAAACCATACGTTACCCATCACCCCATCGGGTGTGTACTTCCTATTCTCTACGACCTCATAGTCCACCTTGATGGGTTCGTAATCTATATCCTTCATAGGGCCATCAGCAAACAACCTAAACTCTAACCATGATCGGTAGGGTTTAGGCTGGTCACGATTCATGGCAAGGTAATCACTCCATGATTGGTAAGGTTCTGGTGGTATGACCTTACATTTAATGCCGCATGTTTTACCTAGTATGCTAGGCGTTACCTTGCGGTGCTTAGGTTTCTTCTCCTTCTTAATAGGGTATCTCATACTAGGTTATCCAGTAGCTTATTGATATACCAACGGCACTTCTCTAGGTTAGTACGTGCATCCTGCTTCTTGTTAGCCCTCCATGTGTACTTGATTATGTTACCTTTACAGAAACCTTGAAACTCTTCTGCACTTAATGCTGACTGTATAGCGTCAATGCATTCTACTCCACTAACTCCCTCCGACTTATAGTGGTTGGGATGATTAACTAAATCCTCTAGTGCATCATCTAAGCTAGCGGTTAACTCTGGTACTACATTCATTAGCCATTACCTCCGCATTTAGTATTGAAGTCTAGTGTAATAACATTACCTTCTCTGCCAACAATGCTAGAGGATGTACTTGGTTCCTCACTTTTGATTCCTAAGTCATCCAGTAAATCTTCTGTGTACTCAGCTAAGGCTTCGTCAAAGTCTGGGTTGTCTTCACAGAACTGTACCATAGCTGCCATCTTGTAGGCTAAGAACATAAGCTGTGCATGAGTTGAATCATCTACATCAGGCATATGGTTGCTGAATACAGACACCTCAAGACTAGAGTGGGTATCTGCATCATCCCTGTCAGATTCCACAGGCCGCATTAATACTCCAAAGTCATTCTCTGTCATGTCGATCATGCTGCTTCCTCTTCTATATGAATGTAGTTAACCATTGCAGGAACCTTAGCCTTTGATGGTATGGATGGGCGTTCTACTAGAGTATCCCAACACTTGTACTTATGCTGACAGAATCCACACTCAATGCTAAGAGTTAGGTTACCTGTCTCTACCTTACGAAACTTTTCTTTGATGGGTTCGTAACATCTCTCAAAAGAATCTCCGTCTACTATGCGATTAGCCTTATCCTCTAGCTTATCTAACTCAGCTTGCATATCAATGCCGTCAGCAGTTATAAACTTGAACTGACCATTTGCTTTGTTGATAACTATCCAACCACCTGCGTCTAAGTCTAACGCCCTACTGTACCCTACTAGCTGCCCTACATACCCAAAGGAATCATGTTCCTTAACAGTAGCAAAGTCTATCCACTTGTTTGCATAAGCCCAAGGACTACAAGATTTGATATCCCATACAGCACCATCAATGATAAGGTCAGGCGTACCATTGATAACATGCTTACCTAAGTTAAGCTTTAAGTGTTCACCATCCTGCCATATTACACCAGCCTCAGTGAGGATACCTTTCATGATCGCTTCAACAAGATCACCGAGGATCATGTTAATCAAGAAGCTGTTTGGAAAAGGTAAAGCATCTGTTGGCTGGTTCTTATCAAACCAAAGCTGGCAATAAGAACGACCTATGTTTGACATACGCAACCTAAAGTCTGGGTTACGCTTGTCTACGAGTTGCTTTTCTAACGCTAATTTAACATCGTTAACCATGAAGTCAAGAACAGGGCGGCTCATGCCACCCTCCCCTGCCACTACACTATTAAGATATTTTTGTACCATTAATTCGTGTATGTTCATGTTTACTCCACATCTATAAACTCATTCACTAAGCCTTCATCGGCACTGTTCAAAGTCTCCACTGCCTTAGCAGTAAACTCTGAGTTGATGTAGTCATTGTACTGCGTGATCCACTCCGAACTATTGCGGTGCATATCTAACACATGCTCTGTAATAGCTAAGTCTGAAGAGTAGTCAACGTCTACCTTGGGTACAAAGTAGGACTGACCATTGTTCATTTCACGCTCAAGACCTGTCACGTTAACTCTGAACTGGATGAATGAACGATTGCGTTTAACAATCTCCTTAAAGGCATCACCGAAGGTCTTGAATGCCTCACGATTATCCACCTCCCATATGAATGGAGAAGTCTTAACATCAATGGGGTCACCCTTCTCATTGACAGCACCGACCATATCAATCTCACCGAACAGAACACGGACACGCTTCACTGACTTGATTAGATCCTTCATCTTGTCAGGTACTGAGTTCCAGTCTTCAATGAAACCTGCTGGCTTACCACAGTTGAACCCACCATCTGTGTCCTTAAGGTCTACGTTAAGGTTGTCAGACATAAGAGTCTTAACATACCGACTGTTAGCAGGGTCACTGATGTACCGCTTGTACATAAATGACTGCATAAAGAATCGGACGTTAGCCTCTGGTGCATAAGCAAATGTTCCGTCCTCTTGTTCCAGACGATACTGCCCTGCCTCCACAACTTCCATCTTCTTCTTCTTACCATCTACCTCAACGACACCCATCAATGGGGTATGCCACATACGTAGACGGGGTAGCTTGTTCTTAGAACCACCACCTCCTGTCTCATTAGCCATACCTGTTAGGCGCATTAACTCTTCTTGACTTACTTGATTTAAAGCTACTTCACTCATACTCATTATCCTTTATGCTATTAGCAATCTACTTGATCTAACCAATTGTTTCCCATCTTAGCTTCCAGTGATAGAGGTAAGTTAAAATCAATATCCCACAGCTTATTTACTGTGCTTACTAACTTACTCTCTACTTCCACTACGACTGCTAACATATCAGTCTGCTCGTCAGGGTGTACATCCACTACCATACTATCATGAACTGTGTTAACTATGCAAGATAATAAACCTCTCTCCTTCATCACTTTCTCCATCATCAGCAGTGCAACTGGCACTATATCTGCCGTAGCAAATGACTGAACAGGATAGTTCTTAATCATGGTAAAGTTTGTAACAGTACCATCACGCCTCCTTGACACATCGGGGAAAGCAAACTGCCTACCCGAAGGTGTTGTAATCTTTCTCTCTGACAGGGCTTCAGTGGCTAACCTCTTGTGCCACTCTGCTATTCCACGATACTTATATAGGAAGTGAGTATAATATTCTGCCTCTGCTGGAGTACGACCATACCCTGAAGCACCATACAAGGGGGCAAAGGTGTGTTCCTTAGCGTTCTGCCTAGCTATAGGCTGTCCTGCCCCACCTATGATGTCTGCGGTGTACTGATGTACATCAAATCCTTCTAACACCTCCTTTATAGCAGTCTTATCCTGTGAAAGAAATGCTGCTACACGAAACTCTAGCTGCCCAAAGTCAGCCTCCATTATCTTGCCACCCTTCCATCGTGATATAAACACACGCTTAACAGGGAACGTACCACCCCTTGGCATGTTCTGCATGTTAGGGTTACGTCCTGACAGCCTAGCAGTAGAGGTAATGTGCTGAGTCAACTGTACATGCAGCATACCATCTGCCTTAGTGTACTTCTCTATGCCACCTACAAAGGAGGATAGGTATGATTCAATAGCGTTAAGTCTACGCAGCTTCTTTAAGAAGTTACCCTCACGCTCCATGCCCTTGCCTCTAGCCGTAGCCTCAAGTGTCTCAAGGATTCCCTTACCTGTACTGAAGCCACTAGCACTAGCCCATGTAGCCTTGGGTGGTGTGAACTTAAGTCCTGCCAACACCTTAGTCTGTGTGAGTACATAGCCCTTTCGATCACATGACTGACAGATGTTCTTGTTCTTACGAGGCGTACCCTTCTTAGTAAGATGCTGAACCATGCCAGTGCCATTGCATATGACACACTTGCTAGCCTTAGTCTTGTAGACAGGGCCACACTGAGACTTCATAGTATCCTTGAATGCTGAGTCAGACATGAATGCATTAACACTCAAGGCCCACAACTTCTTATCTACAGGCTTACGAGAGAACACTAGTGCTGATAGCTGCTCTGGTGAGTTAATGTTTACGGGTGTATCACCCATCAACTCCTCAACAAACTCCATAAGTTCCTCTGATAGAGTAGCCCTCTCTTCTTCAAACTCAGTCTTTACTTTGTTCAACTCTACTAAGTCTACCTTGATGCCTCGCTTATAGATCAGTGCCAGTTCATAGCAAGTATCCATAGTAAGATCTAGTACAGACTGCATACTACTGTTCTCGTCATTGGCAAACCTTACCATCTGTTTCTTGTAGACACCAAGAGTAGAGCGCAAGTCGTAGCGTAGGTACTCGTCCAGTTCATCAAAGGGAATGTCCTTTGTAGATGTACCAGACTTCCAGTAGTCGGACATAGTATCAAGCTTCTGCTCTTCCAGTTCATACTGTGCAGATACAAAGCCTAAGTTAAGAGGAGACTTGACACCCTTGTTAAGTATGTACTCACCTAACATGGTGTCGTATATCTTTCCGTCATACACAAAGCCACATTCCCATATCCACGTAAGGTCATGCACTGCATTGTGACAGACCAGTAGGGTGGTGGCATCTAATATGTTCTGCGTTATTATATTTCCATTACAAGTGGGCGGTTCATCTGAATGAGTAAAGGTAACTACAGTTTCATCAGAGTAATAACTCATACTCTCAGATAGCATACCTATCATAACCAACTCATTCTCTGACTCAAAGGGATCAAAGTGCTGCTTGCCATCCCTCTTACAGGTGGTGTTCTCTACATCCAATATAGTAATCATAGCTTACCCCTTAAGTATTTAATTGCTCTCTTCATTCGTGCAACATCATCATGGAAACAACCTAATGCTCTGTTGCACCTATGGCATAGCCAGCCCCTGAAATCATCTGTCTCATGGTCATGGTCAAGAACCCAAGCAGAGTTACTAGGCCCACCAGTAGCAGCCCTCTCTTCATCACATAAGCACACGGGACATTCATACCCCTCAGGTGGCTGACCATGTAATTCCTTAAGCCCTTTACGCACTCTAGTTAACTCATTACTACAGGCTCTACACTCATGCCGTACATAACCGCCCTTACCTACGGGGCTGAAGTCTGTCACAGGTAGAGTATGATTACACTTGGAGCATACCTTTGTGTCCTCACACTCAGGATGTGCTTCATATAACTCTATGTCCTCAATAAATAATTCTATTTGATCAAACACCATACCTTGCAATCCTCCCGTCTAACATGCAAGTCACCTTGCCATGCCATCCTGTTAGTTTGTTCTTGGTTATGTTGATATGCCGCATAGGATCATCCATAGTATCGTCTTCACTAATGGCAGGGTTCTTAGCAATGAGCAGCATGAGGTCAGCCTCTGATGCCTTACCTGTCTTAGAACCTTCCATCATAGACTGATTAAGGATTACCTTACCCTCTGCCTCTGCACTTAGCTGTGACATATAGAACATGGCACACCCATACTGCTTGGAAATGTCCCTAGCATAGATAGCATTAGCCTTGAGCATCATGTCCTCACGGGCAGCACCATTGAGCCTAGCAAACTTATCACCCATGTCTAGTACAACAACGTCAGGTGTGTAGGATTTAATGACCGACTCAACCCATGCCATGTCCTTACCTGTGGCATCAATGAACTTAACATGATCCTTGATACGCTGGTACTTAGCAGTAGCTGCTGAAGGATTGTCCCGTATCTGATTGAGTGTCATACCTGTGGATGCATTGAGGTAACGTGCTGCTACCCTGTGTACTGCCTCCTCATTACATAACACTAGACACTGTGCGCCCTGCTCTGCAAAACCTTTAGGGCCAGCAATGAATGACGCATGGCTAGAAGTCTTACCTGTCTCAGGTCTAGCACCTATCATAATAAGGTGACCACCATTAACACCCTCCACCTTACGTGCCAAGGTAGGTAGGTTGAATGTCCACTGAGCCTCAAGGTCACTCTTCTGTAATAGATAATCCATATCAATGTCAGCCCACTCAACCGATAGGTTAGGTGTGAAGTCTTCATTGTAATTATCTAGTATGGCACGTAGAGGTTCAAGGGATGCGTGTTCACCATTGACGTATTCAAAGCCAAGGTTAGCTACCTCTTCTCCTACATGTTGTCGGAACATATCCGACAGTACATCACTGGCTATGTCCACACCCATGATAGCCTCACGCTCTACCTTGTCAAAGATACCTTGATAGGAATCCTTTTGTGCTGTAGTGAGCGTAGGGTTCTTAGAGAAGAAGAGTGCCTCCACCTCTATGGGTGTAACATCCCTGCCGTAGGTAGTAATGGCAGCATCAATGGTAGCCTTAACCTTGCGACCTTCCTTGCTGAATATACTGTTGGGGCAACGTATGCCCTTGTGGTTATCATGGAAGTCTTTATCCATGAGTGTTCGTAGTAATGCTAATTCCATAATATGTTCCTCATTGTATACATTGTGCAGTATGGCTTACTTACAGACTTACCCCCCATCTTCTTCTTCTTTGTTCTGCTCACGCATACCCCTCCTGATCGCCCCTATAACCCCAAAGTGAAACAAGATGTTAAGTTCTTCATCAGTCAACTCCACTGTCCGTGTATGCTTAGCAAAGGTGTTAGCTTCAAACTGTACTATTTCATCATGAACCTGCATCTGTGTGAGTACATAGTCTAGCCCCGATTGTACAAAGGAGGTTATCTCTTTCTCCTCTATATCCATATTCATTATACCTGAACCATCTGCTTGATCCACTATTTCTAGTACTGTAATACCATTACTCATGGTCGTTTCTCCGAAGCTATATCGTCAAACAAATTGTAGTAGTTAACAGCAGAAGCAACACTGCTCCCACCCCTGCCTATGGCAAGGCCGCACTCTCTATAGCTCAGTCCAGAAGCACGTAGCTTCACTACTTCTGCTAACTCCCCCTTAGAAAAGGCCTCAAGTACACCCTCTGTCTTACGTAGATGGTCACCTATCTTAGGCACGAAGACTATGCTCATGTCATTATCTCCTCAAGAAGTTCTTTTCTTTTTGTTCGTATCTCACTATGTAGATTGTGATGGTTAATAGCAGCAGCTACACCACCCTGACCCCTGTGTATAAGCTTACTAATTTGGATGAAAGAAAAGCCATGAACCCGTAGGGTTACTAACCTTTGCAACTCCTGCTTTGTGTATAGGTGTTTCCTACGCTCCACTACATCCTTCTTAGGGGGTGGCTTAGATCCAGAAAATACCTCAGATATTTTAGGCTTAAATACAATGCTCACTTTAAATCCTCCGAATTAATGTCCACTATAACACAGTGAGGACTGATACCCTGTTTAATTCTATCCTTAGGGCGAGTGTCTTCTCCAATAGGAACAATGTCTTCTTCAATAGGAACAACCTTACCAACGAAGATATTGTTAAAGTTGTCTTGGTACTCGGACGATGTTTGAACCTTAGTCTTAATCTCGTCACCTGTTATGTCGTTCTTTGTAGTCATGATGCATCCTCCTTAGAGTTACCATTTAACCATTCAATATATTCATCAGGAGTCATGAAGTCTTCAA